CGAAAACATGGCCGGGCACACCGCGGGGTGTGTCCGTGGCAATCCGAGCCTAGTCGTCCAGGTGTTTTGTCAAAAGACGGCCTACGGGCAGGACCGACACGATGACACTTTCCATCGCTTTTACCATTTTTGTGGTAATTTTTTGGATTGTCTTCGTCCTGACTGGACTTCGTGTTATTTGGGCCACTGTGTGGCCCATATATGGTTGGTTCTTCGGCATTCGCCGAAATGTTGTCGCAGATGAGAGTGAGGTAGAGTTCCTACGTCTTGTGCAGGAAATGCAAGACTTAGCGGATTTACCGTCATGCTTTGTTGGGGCAGATGAACGGGAGGTGGATGATGAGCCTGTGGAGGAACATCTCAGGAGTTTATACTCCAAGGAGAAGCTCCGCCCACGACGATTTCCCTTCGCCGTTCGCCTGGCAATGCATCTGAAGGGCGAGTTCACACTACTTTCCAACACGCAGGCTAACCGCCTCGTGTTGCGCAAGGCAGCTGTGGACTTCTGCCGCGGCAAGAACGTGCGGAGACAACACATCGCCTTGTGTGTCCCACTAGCCGTCGAGCTGGCTTTGATCCCGCTAAAATCTGACTTGCTCACCCGACAGGGCGGCATGTCCTACGCAGCGCATCACAGCCGCCGGCAGGTTAGTGGACCAATCTGGCATCGTGACCGCAGCGGTTCACTCCTCTACTACCTCTTTGGATTTGCACCATTCGTGCGGTCCAAGGAGGCGGAAAAATAGGGGTGCCTGCTGGTCGGTGAGGGTATGAACCGGCCCGGGGTGGTGCGAACTGCCCCTGAGGCGGACATACGGGTGACTCACCGGCCTGGGGTGGAACCTAAGATCAAACGGTTCATTAGGCTGTCCGGTGTTGGTGCCAGCATACCTTGCTGGCTGCACAACAACAGCCTACACAACGTGCTGGTGGGGCTCAATGAGCGCGTCTTTGGTGTTGAAGACGGCGCTGGGGGACTTAAATCCCCTCCACAGCCCCACGCAGGTGTATTCCAGCTATTGCGGCCCTTTCGGGCTGGCGTTCTTTCTAGGCTTGGCAGCTGCAACCCGTGGACCACTGAGGAATTCCTCAACTCCTATACGGGCTCCAAGCGTAAGCGGATGGAAGACGCTATCGAGTCACTTGCCAGGTGGCCGCTAACCATGCGTGATGCAATGCTGCTTGCATTTGTCAAGGCTGAATGTATATTCAAGTTCCTTGCAGCTCCTAGGATAATCCAACCAAGATTCCCTAGGTTCAACGCGGCGATAGGGCCTTTTATCAAGGCCTTGGAGCACAAGATCTACGCGGCGATTGCTGGGTATCGTAAACATCCCTGCGTCATGAAGGGCTACTCCGCAGCTGGGGTTGCTAATGTCATTGTTGGCATGTGGCAAAAATTTCGCTGCCCTGTAGCTGTTGGCATTGATATGAGTCGGTTCGATCAGCATGTGTCTGTGGAGGCGCTGCAGTTCGAACATACCTTCTACACCTCCGCCTACCCAACCCACCGCAAGAAGCTAAAGCAGTGGTTAAGGTGGCAGGTCCAGAACCGTGGTGTCGCCTATACCCCCGAGGGGGTTGTGCGGTATCGCGTTGACGGAAAACGCATGTCTGGGGACATGAACACCGCGCTTGGGAATTGCATTCTTATGTGTGGTATGGTCGATGCTTGGTTGAAAGACCGAAATATCGACGCTCAATTTGTCAACAACGGCGATGACGTTGTTGTGATTTTGGAGAAGGGTGATCTCCCCCGCTTTATGCAGGGGATGGATGGATTCTTTCTGAAATTCGGTTTCACAGCCGTGGTTGAGGACCCAGAGTATGAGTTGGAGCGTGTCCGGTTTTGCCAGTGTTCACCCATCTATGATGGGACCTCCTGGGTCATGGTGCGCGAGCCCCTCAAAGCCATGGTGAAGGATGCTACTTGTAAGTCCCCATCCTTGGGGCACAATGTCTTGTCCGGCACTCGCGTTTGGGCGGGTGCCGTGGGTCTCGCTGGGGCCTCTCTTGCTGGTGGCATACCTCTGTACAATGCCTCCTACGCCTACTACCAATCTTTGGGTATTTATGGCAAAGGAGTGCAGGGCTTTGGGGACATGTCCACCGGATTTGAGTTTATGGCCCGTGGCATGACCAGGAATATCCGTGAGGTCTCAGCAGAGGCGCGGTTCAGCTTTTGGAAGGCATTCGGCATTCTGCCCGATGCCCAGATCGCTATCGAACAGCAAATCTTATCCCTCGGATGTCCTACAGCATGTTCGCAGTTGATATCCTCGTGTGACTACTTGGGTATTGCTCCATCCCTATTGTCGTGATATCGTTGAAGAACATGGTGAAAACCAAGCTCAAGATGGCTCCTAAGGCCAAAGTTGCTCGGGCCAAGCCACCAAGTGGAAAATCGGGCCTTGATTCTCTCGGCGCTAAATACGCCCAGTTAATCCTGGATCCGTGCAATGGGCCTTTGGTCCATGGTGTTCCTGTTGATGCTGACACCGGTCTCATCTCCCGATTTGAGACCGACGTCATCATCAACAACGAAGCCACCTCCACCGCCGCCTATGTGGCCTGGTGCCCAGCTCTATCCCTCTACTACCTGTCTGGCGGGGCCATTCCCCTGGATTCAACGGCTTTTACCCCCACGGGTACATCAGCTGTTGGACCCGGAGGAACGTTCCTCGCCTCCAATGCAAGCGAATACCGCGTGCTGGCAGCATGCCTCCAGGCCTACTACCCGGGGTCAGAAACATCCCGTTCTGGTATTGTGTCGAACACTCAGGATCACTTCGCGCGCATCACCACCTCTACTACTGTAGGTGGCCAGCGCTCGTCAAGTCAGTTCACTGAGCGTACGCCCAACACCATGACCGAAATTATCTGGCGCCCTGCGGCGGCGGATCTGGAATGGAACTCGGTGGCCAATTCCGACACCGGCGTCAATTCCGCGCGGGACAAGCACGCCGTTCTCATCTCGACTGCCTCTGGCATTCCCGTGAGTACTGGCATGCGGTACCGCATGGTAGCCGTTGTGGAATGGAAGCCCGTTTTCAGTGGTACTGGCGTCTCCCCCACCACCGTCGGATCCCGCTCCAAGAACACCCTCGCAGATGTTCTTGAAGTGTTGGACTCCCACGGTGTGTGGTGGTACAAGACTGCCAACGCCGTTGGACGCGTGGCTGCTACTGTGGTTAAGGCAGCTGGGCAGGTGGCATATGGCGCCGCTAAGTTTGCGGCTGCCATGGCTTAGTAGGCCAAATGCAAACCAATGGGGCGTGGGAGGATTTGGTTTTAACCATACTGCTCCTCATTTGTTTGGTTTTGGTCTACTTGCGCAGGGCTATAGAGGACTCTGGTTAGCCCCTCTTGGTTTACCTATGTTCGGTATGGCAAGCTGGCGTGGCACGTGCCCGTATGTTTCATCATCTCCAGAAATTTTTGAAGAATCCCTGGCTGACTAACTTACACCTGTCTAGTCAACAGTGTCCTGTGCCAACAAGATGTGTTTGTCCTTGTGTGGTAAGTGTAAGGGGGCTGCACCATTTTACTAAAATGGTGAACTAATTTCTTTCAGATGATGGAAAATGCGGGTTCAAAGATCGCTGGTGGTAAAGGCCTTTCTTCTCGCGAGGAAGAAAGGGCGGCCTTTACTTACA